CCAGCCCACCGAGGAGCCCATCGATGATGACGCCGCCCAGCGCCTCGAAGCGCGCCGGCACGTCGACGCCCAGGGCTTCCAGGGCAGCAGTGATGCCGCGATAGAGCAGTCCCAGCGGCGACCAATCCATCAGCAGTCGCATAACGCCACCGATGCCGGCATCGAAGGCGTCCGTGACATCGCGCCATAGATCGCCAAAGAAGCCGGCGATGTCGTCCCAATTGCGGTAGATCAAGTAAGCGGCACCGGCGATCGCCGCAACCATGAGGAGGAACCAGCCAAATGGCGTCGTCAGCAGGGTGTACGACATATTGCTCAGCGCGAGAATTGCGGAGCCAATAGCGGCAACGAATCCAATCGACAATAAGCCGATCACAACCAACAGCAGGTTACCGAAACCGCCAACACGATCGGCGAGCCATGACACGACACGACCGGCGGTCTGCAGCCCCTCCCAAAAGTCCCGCAGCCCATCGATCACTCGCTGGCTGATCGCCTCGCGGTTGACGGTGGCCAGCTCGCGCATCCGCTCGATCCAGTCCGTGATCGCGGGCAGCAGATCGCCGACGACCGTGCGCTGGATCGCGAACAGCGACCCCCGCAGGTTGCCCATCTCGCGGTTGTACTCGCGGGAATTCTCGATCTCATCCTGCGTCAGGAACGCGCCGCTTTGGCGGCCGCGCTGGATGATCGCGTCCAGCTCCTCGCGCGACCGTGACAGCATCTCGACAAGCTGCTCGCCACCCTGGCCACCGAAGATCTCGTCGAAGATTCTCTGCCTCGCGGCATCGTTCTGTATGCGCTGGAGCCGATCGGTAACCAGGTCGAACAGCGCCTCGGTGTTGCCCTTGGTTTCGCGCAGCTGCTCCGGCCCGATACCGAGCCGGCCGAATGCCTCGGCCGCCGGGCCGCCGGCGGTCATGATGAATTCGTCGGCCCTCAGCGACAGCTCCTTGATGCCATCGGCGAGTGCATCGTTCTGCACACCGAACTGTCGCCCGGCGTACTGCCATTCCTGCAGCCAGCCGGCACCGACCTGCAGCCGGCCCGCAGTCTGTTGCAGCTCGGTACCGACATCGGTTACGCCGGACACCAGCCGCTCGAATCCCCACACCGCGCCGACGGCGATACCATTCATCCACAGCATGCGCTCGCCGAAGCCCTTCGCGCGCTCGAAGGCGCCGTCCAGGGCGTTGCCGACGCGGCGAGCAGATCCAGCAAGACGATCGAGACCCGCGCGCCGACTCAGCCCCTCCAGGGACTGCTGGATGCGTCGAACCGGGCGTGTCACCCGGTCCACCAGTTCCATGATGATCGAGGTCGTCATGTTAGCCATGATGCTGCTTGATCTCCGAGGCGAGGGCTTCTGCCTGGTGGTACCACCACACCAGGTCGTCGACGTCCATCTCTAGCAGGTCCACCGGATTGAATCCGGTGAACGCATACGCCACGGTACGGACTAGCGCCGCCCAGTCGGCCGGCGCTTGGGCAAAAAAGGCTCCACCGTGAGCTGGCACAGATCCATGTCGCGGGCGTCCAGCTCGTCCATCGCGTGGGCCGGCACGCCGGCGAGCGCGGCGATCAACGCCAGACCCTTGCCGATCTCGCCATCCGCCTGGTCCATCTTTTTCAGGTGCTTGCCTTTGATCTTCTTGGGCAGCGTGAGCGTGTCGACGGTCTTCTCGCCGTCCAGCTTGCTCGCTTTGAACGTGATCGGGTCGATCAATGTGATGACGATCCGGTCGCCCTGGTCATCGATGCGGGCCTTTTCTTCTTCGGTCAGCGGGTCCGCCGACTCGATCGCATCGTGCAATTCGTTAATCTCTTCCATCATTAAATCCTCTCGCAGGTGCGCGCTGACAGGTTCAACGGGAACGTGCCTTCGCTGCTGTTCAGTTCGGCCGGGGCCGTCGAGAATGCGCCGGTCAGCATGTAGTCCTGGCCGTTGTCGCACTCGAACAGCACCGTCGCGTTGCGGATATTGCCGATCTCGATCAGATCCATATCCTCGGTATGCAGCACGTTGCACTGGACAGACGGCGCGACGGGCTCCTCGTTGTAATAGACGCGCGTGCCGCCCATCTTCGTGGTGCGGTTCACGCCGCCGACGTTCAGCGTCGCGCCGCGCTCGCTGGCGTATTCGCGCCCGTCGAGCCGCACGGTTGCACGGCCTGTGATACGTCCGCTCATGAGTGTTTATCCTCCTGTTAACCGGGGGTTGCCCGCCGAATCACCGGCGGGCGTTATCAGCGCCGGAACTGCGTCTGCTGTGCGTGGACACGGTACTGACCGATCAGCATCGGCTGGTCGATCACGTTGAGCCGGTTCGGATCATTAGGGTCGATGCTGGCCTGGAATGACTCGACATAGCCGTCGTAGTCCCGCACCCAGCCGTTGTCGCCCATGAACGTCAGGCGATAGAGGTTGAACAGCTCCGATTTCGCGACCTTGGGCGTCATGATCGGCTGGCTCGGGTCGTAGTACTGGCGATCTTCGTCGGCCGCGAGCTTATGGCGCGGGTACTTCTGCGCGAACATCGCGATCTGCTCGTAGCGGATGCGCTCCAGCGTCTCCGGCGTGTTGATGTCCAGATAGCTGTCGTCGGCGATGCCGGCGCTGTTCTCCTGGTACGTCGTGATCTGGCGCTCGATCTGCACCGTGCCGTCGGTCGCGACGGTGTAGGTCGCGATGCCGTCGTACAGCAGCAGGTTGCGCTCCGCGTCATCCCAGCGGGCGGACTCCGTCGGCCCGATCAGCCCCGGCAGCGCCAGGCGCTGGAGCGGACGCGCGGGATCGGTCGCCAGCGAGCCGGCAGCGACGATCGCGTCGGTCGCACACCACAGCCACGTCGGGCTAGGCGCCAGGTTGGTGCCCATGATGCTCACGTGCGGCGAGTTGCGGCCGTTGCCGAGCGTCGCCGTGGCGCTATGGTTGCCCCGATACGCCGCAAACGCGCGACCGCCGATCTGTCGCATCGGCCCGTAACGATCGGCCAGCTCGGACTCCATCGCCTCCAGGCTGGTCGTGTCTGTGTAGGGCAGCGCGATCCAGTTCCACCACTCGGCGCCCATGCCGGCAATGGCCGTATCCAGCTCAGGGTTGGCCGCACCCCCGGTGGGCTGGGTATAGGTCAGCGTCAGCCCCAGGGCTCGCTGCTCGCCCTTGATAGAATCGCGCAGGTCGATGTCGTTGCCGGTCGCGCCTTTCCAGCGGCAGGTCAGATTGACGAGCGCCGTGTCGGTGCCGTCCACGGCAGCGGTCACCGGCATGCGCGTTTCAGCGTTGACTGCCTCGACGATCGCTTCGGCGACTTCGGCGGTCGTAGCGCCGGCGTCCATCTCGACCCACACGCGGTACCCGGCGACGTAAAGCGCCAGCGGGCGCGTCTCTGTCGGTCCTGCGGTGACCTCGATCGAGCCAGTCGCGGCGACGCCGGCCTCGGCGTCCTCGAGCGCGATCGCCCATGTCTCGGTGTAGATGTCGACGTCTTTGATCGCGCGCATCATCTCGGCCAGCATCGAGCCGCGACCGAACAGCGTATCGGCCTGGTCCGGGTTGGTGATGCGCACAGCCTGGCCAGCCGTAGCGGTACCGGCGGCGAGCATCTGACCGATCACCAGCAGCTTGCCCACGAATACGCTGTTGCCGGCGAGGCGATTGTCGAACTCGATGTACCAGCCAGGCACCCGCAATGCGGCGGGAATGTCATTGAAGACGGTTGAGCTGACAGCCATCAGTCTGTCCCCTTGTCATCGGTTGCGGCGGGCGGTGTCGCCTTCGCCTTGGGTTGCTTGGGCGGCGTCGCCTTCACGACGGAACCGTCGGCCATGCGGCGCATCCAGTAGCGGTTCCATTCGACCTCGGCGCCTTCGGCGGGCAGCGGGCGGCCGTTGTGCGGCTGGCGCACGACCAGCCCCTCGCCGGGCTTGATATATCGCTTCACGGTGAATCCTCCGTGGGTAGTTCAAGATATGACTCGGTCGCCGGGCCGTCGCCCACCTGGTGTGTGCCGCTGTAGATCGCGAAGTCGCCCAGGTCGGCGACGTCGCGCGGCGCGGGGAACGACATTTCCAGGTGAAACGACATTTCGTAGACCGCCACGCCCTTGCGCTGGGACGATGCCGGCGTCAGCACGCGCAACCCCTGGAACATCAGCGTGCCGATCCCGCCCGCCGACTTACTGGCCAGCGCGGGCACGACCCGTTCGACGATCTCGTAGGCGCCGATCTGGCGGCTGTTGCCACGCTGCCGCTCGCGCCCGCCGCTGGCGTGGCTGGTCACTGCGTAGACCATGAATCGCCCATCCAGTCGGTCGCCACGCGTGCCTCGGCCGGGCTGGCCACCGTCGAAGTAGACCCAGACGCCAGGCATCCGGCGAAACGCCAGTGCCAGCGCGTCCTGGTCCCAGGGGCCGGGCAGGGTCTCGACCGTCTGCACCGTCTCCCCCAGCACGTCCTGGATCGCGGCAACGATCGCGTCTTCGGCTTCGGCGATCATCAGTACCCCCGCAGCGTGTCGTCGTTGAACGTGCCGCCCTGGGTCTTAACCGTTTGCGGCGTACCGATGGTCGGCGGCGGCGTCTCCAGCGGCAGGTTGATGTCGCCGCGAGCGATGCCCTTGAGCCTCGACACCGCATCCTCGTAACGCTGCCGCCCTTGCTCGGTCGCCACCGGCTGCTGGAGCCGGTAGCGGGCGATGTCACTGCACAGCAGCGACAGCAGGCGCGGCGTGCCCGTCACGGGCAGTCGATAGCGGGACGCCAGGAAGCCGTCGATCTCGACGCTCGCGTCTTCCAGGGCGCGCTCGGCGACGGCTGTGTCGATCACCCCGGTGTGTTCAAGGTCCGTCAGCTCGATGATCTCGGTCTCGCCGAAACGCTCGATCATGTCGGCAACGCTGGCGTACATCGATTACCCCCTAGCCTTGGCGGTTTTGCCGGCAGGCTTGCGGGCGGCTGGCTTGGATTCCTGCTTCGGCGTTGCCTCGGCTCCTTCGTCCTCCGCAGCACTCGCGCCGTCCTGCTCGGGGGTAGCTTCGTCGGCGTTGGCCTCGGCCTTGGCTTCTTCCTCGGCCTTGGCCTTGGCTTCTTCCTCGGCCTTGGCCTTGGCTTCTTCCTCGGCCTTGGCCTTGGCTTCTTCCTC